GAATACTGCTACGCCTGTGGTGGATATGTGGAACATGTTTGGGCAGTTGATCGAGACCAGCCTGTACGGGGGCAAGGAGTACACCTACAAGTGTTTGACCTTCAAGAAGGGGGCGATCGTTCTGCCCTCTGGCATGAGCCTGTTGTACCCCGACCTAAAACGTACCAAGGATGACAAGGGTCGAGCCCAGTGGACATACGGCGAAGATTCGACTAAACTGTACGCAGGTAAGATAACAAACAACGTCACGCAAGGCGTAGCAAGATGCGTGATGACTGACGGGATGCTCCGCGTAGCAAAGAGATATCCAGTCAAAGGCACAGTGCATGACGAGTTAATAGCCGTTGTGCCAGATGCAGAGGTTGATGACGCTAAGACTTGGGTCTTGGCGCAAATGACTATGGAGCCACGGTACATGCCGGGGATTCCATTAGACGCTGACGGTGGTGCGCACCGTCGTTATGGGTTAGCAAAAAATTAGGAGAAGCATGAAACTACCAAAGAAAATTAGGGTAGGCAACAAGTGGTACAGCGTCGAGATTGTCGAGGCTATGGTCGAGAAAGGTCTTATGGGCAAGGTGTACTACCCTGAGCAAAAGATCAAGATCGGTCTATCAAGCACACAGACAGGCAAGAAGTTTGCACCCACCGATGTCAACGATACGTTCTGGCACGAGTTAGTTCACGCAATACTTGACGACATGGGGTACGACACCTTAAATCGTAGTGAGCGATTCGTGACTGGCTTTGCCAGACGTTTAAACAAAGCAATAGAGACTGCGAGGTTTGAGTGACTAAAGTTGTTTGGAGCCATAGTTCCCTTAAAGACTACGAGGGCTGCGCCCGCCGTTACCACGAGGTAAAGATTCTCAAGAAGTACCCCTTCAAAGAGACTCAAGCCGTGATCTACGGCAAGGAGTTGCACAAGGCAGCCGAAGACTATGTTGGTAAAGGCGAACCATTGCCCGAACAATTTGAGTTCATTCAGTCGACGCTCGATGCGTTGATGGCAAAGCCCGGTCGCAAGTTGGTCGAGTACCAAATGGCACTAACCGAAGACCTACAGCCTACGGGTTGGTTCGATAAGAACGCATGGGTTAGAGGCGTGGCTGACTTGCTGATCGTGGACGACGACAACTTGACCGCATGGGTAGTTGACTACAAGACGGGTAACAACAAGTACCCTGATCGTGAACAGCTTAAACTTATGTCGCTCATGGTGTTTGCCAACTTCCCCCACATTCGGGAGATCAAGTCGGCCTTGCTATTTGTAGTGAAGAACGATATGGTCAAGCACACCATGACCGTTGACCAGACCGATGCCGAGTGGTGGAAGTACCGCGAGAGAGTCGGGCGCATCGCGGCATCTATTGACGCCGATGTATGGAACCCAACACGCACCCCGCTATGCGGATGGTGCCCCGTTAAATCATGCGAATTTCATAAGGAGCATTAGCATGACACAAGTAAATGGCAAACGTAATTACAAACACGCATACAAGTTGCAAAAGAAAACAGGTGAGACAGGCGACCAACTTGAACGGCAAAAGGCTCGACAGTTATACGATAAAAAAGGAATTAACAGAGCGGGGAAAGACATTGACCATGTCAAACCGCTACGCAAGGGCGGCAAAACCCAGCCCGGCAATTTGAGACTACGTAACAAGAGCGCCAACCAAGGCGACAACAAATAACATCAGAGAAGCAAATGGAAATAATCGAAGACAAAGCACTCTTACTACGAACCAGAAGCCCAGAAAAATACAGCATCATTCCACGCAGTCAAGTCGTTGAGTCCTACTCGGACGGCTCTGCCGACGTTGCTGTCTTCTGGGGTCTGGACGAGGCACGGGTATTGAAAAACATGGGCGTCAAGAACGTCCCCTCGCCTATCATCAGGCGCTACAACTGGCCGGGCAAGTACAAGCCTATGGCGCATCAGGTCGATACGTCTGCGTTCCTCACACTACACCGCAAGGCGTTTGTGTTCTCCGAACCCGGCACGGGCAAGACATTGTCTGCGCTATGGGCGGCTGACTACCTGATGCAACGCGGTGAGGTGCGTCGCTGTTTGATACTGTGCCCCTTGTCGATCATGCAGTCAGCGTGGATGCAGGACTTAAACGCCAGCATCATCCATCGCAGTGCAGTCATCGCCCACCACCCACAGGCGGCTAGGCGCATCGAGATGGTTCAGCAGAACTATGAGTTCGTCATCACTAACTACGAGGGCTTGAACCTTATAGCAGACGAGGTCAACGCCAACGGCAAGTTTGATCTGGTGATCGTGGACGAAGCAAACGCATACAAGACTGTGACCACACGGCGCTGGAAGTCGTTGCAAGCGATCATCAAACCCGATACGTTGCTGTGGATGATGACGGGCACCCCCGCCTCACAGTCCCCTGCGGATGCATACGGGCTGGCTAAGTTGGTTAACTCCAACAACGTGCCTCGGTTCTTTACCGCTTGGCGTGATCAGGTGATGAACAAAGTAACCCAGTTCAAGTGGGCACCAAAGGCTAATGCATCTGAACTTGTGCATGAGGCATTGCAACCCGCTATTAGGTTCACCAAAGAACAGTGCTTGGATTTACCGCCCGTCATCACGATGACCCGCGAGGTGCCTCTGACACCACAGCAGAAGAAGTACTACGAGTTACTCAAAGAGCGCATGCTCATACAGACTGGTGGCGAAACGATTAGCGCAGTCAACGCGGCGGCTGGTGTATCCAAGCTGTTGCAGATTTCCTGTGGCGCTGCCTACACCGATGACGGCGAAGTGGTTGAGTTCGATGCCGCGCCTCGCTTGTCGGTACTGGAGGAGATTCTTGAGGAGACTAGCCGTAAGGTCATAGTGTTCGCCTTATTCACCAGCAGTATCGACGCCATCATCAAACACCTTGCCAAGCAGGGCATTCCTGCCGAGATGATCCGTGGGGATGTGCCGGCGTCTAAGCGGGGTGACATCATCCGCAGATTCCAAACTGACCCCGAACCCCGCATCCTTGTGATGCAACCGCAAGCAACTGCACACGGCATCACTTTGACCGCCGCTGACACAGTTGTGTTCTATGGCCCTTTGATGTCGGTGGAGCAGTACATCCAATGTATTGCCCGCGCTGATCGCAAGGGTCAGACGTCCGACAAGGTTACTGTTCTACACATAGAAGGTAGCCCGATAGAAAGGAAGATGTTTAAAGCATTGACCTCCAAGGTGAGCGACCACTCACTATTGACCCAGTTATTCGAGAGCGAAATTAAATCTTGAAAGGAGTTGCAATCAATTTAATTTCATGTACACTGTCCAACCTTAGACAAACATCAGGAGAAAATAAAAATGAGTGAACAACAAATACCACTCGATAAGTTAGCAAAGGTCTACCGCAAAATGCGTGACCAAATTTCGGAACTGACCAAGGAGTACGACACGCAAGTGGAGTTGCTCAAGGCTCAGCAAGACGAGATCAAGAACGCGATGAAAGAACAGATGCAAGCCCTCGGCGTGACTTCTGTTCGCACTGACCAAGGCACAGTAGTTCTGTCTGTAAAGACGCGCTACTCGACAGCCGACTGGGACTCATTCAAGAAGTTTGTGCTGGAGCACGATGCCCTCGACTTGTTCGAGAAGCGGATTGCCCAACTCAACATGAAGCAGTTCCTTGACGAAAACCCCGGTGTCGTACCTCCGGGTCTGAACTCCAATTCGGAGTATGACGTATCGGTACGCAAACCCACAGCAAAGTGAATATGACTAAAACCAAAGAAGCGGTAGCCCCGCAAGAAGAAACCGTAGCAGTGACCTCTGTGTTTGACGAAGAGCAAAGTGGTAGATGGATGCGCGACAGCGCACTAGGCTATGCAATGACGCACCACAAACACAATGGTGGTATGACAACCCCCCAACAACTCGTTGACAACGCAAATGTATTTTTAAACTTCCTACAAGGAGAAACCAAGTGAGTAACGTAGCAGTATTTAACCCTTCCAAACTCCCCGCCTTTGCACGCACAGGCGAACTTTCTGACGTAGCCAAAGCCCTAGCGGGTGGCGGTGCAGCCAGCGCTGGCAAGCGTATCTCTATCAAGGGCGGTGTGTTCCGCCTGTTGGCTGGTGGCAAGGAAGTTGCCGCTATTGAAGAGCGCTTCCTAGATGTAGTGATCGTCAAAGCCGCTCCCAAGGTCGCACGTACCTTCTACATGGCTAAGTACGATGGCGAGACAGCCGCCGCCCCTGACTGCTGGTCAAATGACGGCGACAAGCCAGACGCTAAGTCACGCAACATCCAGTCGGATACTTGCGCTAGTTGCCCACAAAACGTAGCGGGTTCTGGCAACGGTCAAAGCCGTGCTTGCCGTTACCAACAGCGCCTTGCTGTTGTCTTGGCTAACAATGTCGAGGGTGATGTGATGCAGTTGGCTTTGCCAGCGACTTCGATCTTTGGCAAGGAAGACGGCGAGAACCGCCCACTCCAAGCGTATGCCCGTTGGTTGGTGGCGCAGTCCGTTGACCCTAGCATGGTCGTGACCCGCATGAAGTTCGACACTAAGGCCGAGGCTCCGAAGTTGCACTTCAAGGCTATGCGTTGGTTGACCGACGAAGAGTACGAGTTGGCTACCAAGCAAGGCGCGACAGACGATGCGTCCAAGGCCGTTGTGCTGAACGTGGCGAACCAAGATGGCAAGCCTGTCGACGCGCTCAAGGGTGCCGCACCTAAGACCAAGAGTGTTGCCCAGTTAGCCGATGACGAGGCAGACGAGACCCCAGCGCCAGCACCGAAGGCTAAGGCCAAGGCAGTTGCCGTAGAGGAGGACGAGGAGCCAACCGTGCGCAAGGAAGAGAAAAAGCCCAGCGCCGTGCCCGGCAAGAAGTCACTCGCTGACGTAGTCGGCGCGTGGGACGACGAAGACTAAAAGGATTAGGGGCGGCACTGGAAAGCTGCTTGACGCTGTGGGACACGTTCCCACTTTATGTGTCCTTTAAGTCGCCCCACCTACTACCATGCCATATTCACAAAAAATCATTGACGAGATTGCGAAGACGCCTAAGTCGCTGGGAACCCAGCTAGGGCGTTGGGCGATTCACCATGACTTCTCGGTCGTGCGTATATCCAAAGCCTTGGGTGTGACGCGCCAAACTGTGTACAACTGGTTCTTGGGTAAGGACATCTTCCCCGCCTACGAGTACCGAGCCGAAGTCATGCTTGACATATTAAAAAAATCAAAATCAGCCGACGAGGCTTGGAGAGAAACATGCAAAGTTTTCAACCTAGAAACTTGACCAACAGCGAACTCATTAACCAATGTGCTTTGATTCTCGATAGAGAAGACTTGCCATCTGCGTTCCAACACGAACTGCTTCGCCGCTTCATGGCGCTTGCTCCGTTAGACGAGTTCCCACCAAAAGACCCCGCGCAAAAAGACCTGTTCCTCTAATCAACCCAAGGACTTAAATGAATCCGCTTGAATTCCTAGCGGTTGTTTTGCCGTCTGCGGGTCACGGGACTTACTGCACGGCAGAGTTAACTAAGAAGAAAGAACACCTGTTCGTTGAGAACTTGGATGACTTCTACCCCAAGGTAACTACTTGGGTTGAACAAGAGAGTGATGTCTTTTTTGCGCTGGCTACGTTCGATGATGCGAAGAAACGCAAGGCCGAGAACGCCCGCTTTATCAAGTCGCTGTTCATTGACATGGATGGCTACGCTACCAAGAAGCAAGCAGCCTATGCGCTCAAAGCGTTCCTTGCCGAAACTGGCTTGGACATTTTGGGTACGCCTTGGATTGTTGGCTCTGGTGGCGGACTGCATTGCTACTGGCCTTTCGAGGAAGCCGTTGAGATCGCTGAGTGGAAGCCCCTTGCCGAGAACTTCAAACGCTTGTGCAAGCAACAAAAACTCAGCATCGACATGACCGTGACGGCTGACGCCGCTCGTGTGCTACGCATACCTGAGACAACCAACTTCAAGAAGAAGTACGAAACCCCACGCCCAGTCAAACTGCTGGCAGAGGGCGACATATTTAACTTTGAGGATTTGAAAGCTCACGTAGTGAGCCAGTTAAAGAGTATTGCGCCAGCACCTGTAGCGTCCACGATTCCGGGCAAGCGTCCAACCAACGCCCCCGTCATACCCCCATCAACGACTGCCGTTACCCTGTTCGAGAACAGCACGACTAAGTTCGCCAAAATCTTGAAGCGTACCAAAGAAGGTACGGGGTGCGCCCAGTTGCGCCACTACGCAGAGAACGCTGACGATGATGGTATGGAGCCCCAGTGGCGTGGGTGGTTGAGCATTGCACAGAAGTGTCAGGACGCACAAAAGGCGACCATCTGGTTGACCGAACTGCACCCCTACACCGAAGAGCGCATGCACCAGAAGTTGGCAGAGATTAAGGGTCCCTATCCGTGCGTCAAGTTCGATAGTGAAAACCCTGGTGTCTGCGACGGATGCCAGCACTTTGGCAAGATCACAAACCCATTAGCGTTGGGACGCGAGATCATGCTCGACACCTCCACCAAGGAGATCGAAGTGCATGTGGCTACCGACAGCCCATCTATCAATGAGGAAGTCCGAAAAGTTCTTCGCCCCACCCCTCCCAAAGGCTATGCCTACGGTGCACGGGGTGGGGTATTCATGGAGAAAGAAGATGTAGACAGCGAAGGCAACAAGACCAAACGGCAGATCATGATCTTGCCCCACGAGTTATTCGTGGTTGACATTCTGCGCCACAACGGGGAGCACACAGTTCACATGCTGAGCCTGCGACCTGATGGGGTGGAGACAGTGACCATGTCACAGAAGGCTGTAGTAAGTAAAGATGAAACAGTCAAAGCGCTTGCGCTTCAAAACGTAATTGCCTCTTATGGTTCGGGCAATGATAAGAACCTATTTGATTATGTGCGCGCTTGTGTGGAACAGGCAAGCACAGGAAAGGCTCCCGTGAGAGTACCCACTAACTATGGCTGGCAAGACAACGACACATTCGTGTTTGCTGGAAAGATTTTTGCCAAGGGCACACCGCCCGTATCCGTGCCTATGCCCGGCTTGGAGAACATCGTATCCAACACCAAACCCACTGGGACGATTGAGGCATGGCGCACATTCGTGCAGATGCTTATCAAGAAGGAAATGTGGGATCACCTGACGATCATGTTGGCTGGAGCAAGTGCTCCGCTGATGCGCTTCACAGGTATCTATGGCATCACATACCACTGTGGTTCGACCGAGTCTGGTACTGGTAAGTCGCTGGCGCTCGAAGCCGCCGCTTCCATCTGGGGTCACCCCGTCCACTACAGGACAGGAAAAAGTACTTCTCCCGTTGCCATGCAACAGCGTCTTGGTTTGCTATGTAGCATGCCCCTGATTACCGACGAGTTGACCAGCAAGAACCGCGCTAACTTCGAGTGGTTGCCTGAGTTCCTACTGGATATGACAGAGGGGCGCGGCAAGGAGCGCATGGAGTCAGGCGCTAACAAGGAGCGTATCAATCTCTCCACATGGATGACCA